GATTCCCCAATCCTGAGCGATGTCGGCTATTATGGTTCGCCCCGTCGTGCCGGCGGGGTAGTAGCGATCGTCCTTGCTCTTCATCAGGTAGATCAGCCCGTCGTAGGCGGTGATCTCCACCGTCGGACTCCCGTCATCCCGCAGGTTCCACCGGAACACGCTCCCGCGCCACACCTCGTGCCATCCCTCGCCCCAATCGGCCAGCAGCTCCAGCCTGGTGCCGTTGGGCAGCAGCTCGTGGAGCCAACCGGCGCCGGCGATCTCCTGGTCGCGGAAGCTCGCCGTGAGCCGGACGGCTAGCTCGGCGGGCTGCTCCTCCCAGGAGAGCCGTTGGGCCAATTGGGCCAAGTGGAGCTCTCTCCCATCGGGCGGCAGCAGCACCAGATCATATCGGACGCGAGATACGTCGATCATTGCCTAGTCCCCATATCGATGTACATCACCCATCCCAGAATAGGTATGTGGTATGTCGCCCCATAGATGCACATTCCCCATGCTGGCCTCAACGGGCTCAGCGGGTGGCCAGCTTCCCGCCTCGCCACCCGGGATTGCCAATTCCTGGCCGGGGTAGATCAGATTCGGGTCGTCGCCGATCACGTCGCGGTTGGCCTCGTAGATGTCGTGCCAGCGGGAGCCGTCGCCGTAGCAACGTTTCGCGATGACCCACAGGGTATCGCCCGACTGCACTGTGTAGGTGGTGGGCACGAGCGGGCTCGGCCGACTCATCGCTTCCAGGTCCGGCGTGGTGCCTTCCACCAGCACCGGCTCGTCGATCCGCACCACCAGGGGCCGGTACTCCACCAGCTCGATCTCGTACTCCAGGTCGCCGAAGGCGCTGCCCTTCCCCCAGGTGTGTCGGAGCGAGTCGATGTAAACGTCCTTGTTGATCTCGGTCTCGGTGACCATGAAACGCAGCCGGGTGTTCTCCCCGTGCCAGGTTTCCAGGTCGAAGAGCACGTCCTTCGGCGGGCGCCAGAAGGCCATGTAGGGCTGGCCCGCCCGCGCCGCGCCCGGGAGAAAGCCGGACCATGAGTAGCGGGTCGCGCGGCGGCCCCTGGGCAGGGAGATCTCGCCCAGGTCCAGCACCCTGAAGGTGTCGGACTGGGTATCGGCCTGGACGCGGATCTCCTCGGGGTTCACCGGGAAGTGAACCGCGCGGCCGGTTGCTAGATCCTGAAGATAAAAGTCCATCTTTCCCCTGATCTAATTGGCTACAAACGAGCTACGGCCTGGTATAATGCCGGGCATCCACTACAAGTTTGGAGGCGAACCATGGCCAGCAAGGATTGGTGGTGCCCCAACTGCAAGCAGATGGTGTCTCCTGTCACCAGTTTCGATTCCCCCACGGGATATGCGGAGGCAGTTGCTGGCATCATCCTTCTGGTTGCTCTTCTTGCGCCGACGGATCTATCTGTTCTGCTTTGGACCTCTCCGGTCGCGGCAGTCGCCATGGCTGTGACCGCCGTCGGGCTCCTGAAGGATACACTCGGCAGATTTGCCCCGAAGAGATGTCCCATTTGCCGAACGAATCGTGTCACCCATCAGCCTCTAGACTAGACGATGGTCCGGACTACGGCGCGCCGTATCCGAGTGCCGGCATATTCCCAAACGCCAGACCAAGCTCGTTGACCAGTCTATCCACCGCTGCCTGGCCCGCCTGCTCGCCGATCTCCCTCGCCTTGTCCCTGTCCAGCTCCTGGGTATAGACGCTCACGTTCACCGCCCCCGGCGCGATCAGCACCTCGGGCGGTGGCGTGGGCCTACTCCACTCCGGCGGCAACGACTCGATCTGCACGGGCATCGGCCCTTCGGCCACCCGCAGGTCGCCCATGCCGATGTATGGCGTGGGCTCTGGCGCCTGTTGGAAAACCTGGCTCGCGAGCTGGCCGATTTCCTCCCTGGCGTTCCACAGGTCCCATGCGGTCCAGCCCAGCATGGCGAGTGACGCGATCTGCCCAGCCACGGGCACGGCATTGGCAACCGCGGCCACACCTAGCCTCGCCCCCAGCCGTTCGAGCAGCCCAAGCCCGGCCTTCTGAGCGAAGATGGCTGCTCCCTTTTCTGCTGCTTCTTGAGCGGTGACTCGAATCGCAGCTTCCCCAGCTCCAGCGGCGACAGACCCTGCTGCCATCCTTAGATTGGCCTCTCTGGCTACCCTACCGACGGCGCCAGCCCCACGGCCAAAGAGCTCTCCTAGCCCGCCGAAGACCTTTCTTCCCAACCATCGGGCCCCAGGTATCTTGCTGAGCCCCCATATTCCGAGCGCTATCATTGCCAGCGAGCCAGGTCCCAGTTCGGTTTCCCCGCCTATTTGTCTTGGCAACGTTTGCCGGTATGCATTCCACATATCTGGTACACTATCCTGGATAGCCTTAGCCGCTTTCTGCGCCACCTGGTTAGCATCGAACGCCTCCAGGAATGCCTTGAAGAACGCCGTCCCCGCCACCCGCCCCTGCTCCAGGAACGGATCTTCCTGAATCGCCTCCACCCGCCTCAGAGAGCCCATCGTTGGCTCAACCGGAAAGTCGATTGTGCGCCGGCCCGGCAGCCCAAACAATCCCGACAGCAGCCCTCCCAGCCCGCCGCCCATGGCCGCGCCTAGCTGCGATGCCCGCTGGACCATCACATCCCGCCCGCCGGCGCTCCACCACCGGTCGAAGCCCTTCACCACGATCTCATCCCAGGCGATTCTCACCTTCCCGAAGAAGTCCGCCTTCTGGAACAGCGGGTTACTGTTCAGCCTCTCCCACGTCCTGGACAGATCCTCGAACCGCGCCACCACCCAGCCGCCGACCGTCTGTCCCAGCCGGTACAGCCGATCCCCCCACTTTTCTACCACCTCGGCGTTCTTGTTCAGCCAGTCGTTGACGTTCACAAAGCCCGGCAGCACCGCGTCCCTCAGCCCCTCGCCCCACCGGGCCATTAGTTTTATGTCGAACACGTCCTTGATCTGGCTGAGGATGCCCCCCAGCGTCTTATTCGCGTTCCGGGCCATGGAGCCCCCGAAGGCTTTCTCCATTCCTTTCAGGATGGCTGCTATCGCCGGCTCTGCCTGGAGTTTTCCTTTCTCCGCCAGATCCCGCACCTGCTCCACAGTGAGGCCCATGGCATCCGCCACGTACTTCCAGGCGTTCACGTTGTTCTCGGCCAGGACCGTCATCTCCTCCGCCGACACCCGGCCCTTCATCCGCATCTGCCCGAGCTGGATGATGATCCGCTGGATCTGCTCCGCCCCGCCGCCCATGGCGTCCACTTGGTCACCAATGGCCTGCAGGGCTGGTATCACCGAGTCGGCCTTCCAGCCGAGCGCCAGCAGCAGGTTGGAATACTGGATAAGCTCGTCGGTCTTGAAGGGCGTCTCGATGGCGAAGGTCTGCACCCGTTGGAGGAATTCCTCCGCCGCCTGGGCGCTGCCCAGCATGGTCTCGAAGCCGATCTTGGCCCGGGTCAGGTTGTCCGCCATCTCCACCGGCCACATAATGCCGCCCCGCACGGCGGCATACCCCCCGACGCCGATCCCCAGCAATCCCAACGTCGACGTGGCCATGGAACCGATCGCCCGCAGGGGAGCGGTGGCAAAGTCCCATATCCGCAGCGGTATCCTTATCCCCGTTCTCGCCAGGCTCATGGCCCGCCGCTCGATCCCGCCGATCACGGCGGATGCCCGGTCCAGGGCGTAGACGGTGAGCTGCCAGCGGGTCGCCGTCGTCCGCCGCATCTGCCGCTCGGTCCGCTGGATCGCCTGCTCGAAGCGGGTCACCCGGACGCGCGCCGCGTCCAGCACCGTCGCCGACTGGTCATTCACCTCGATGGGTATCTCGATCCGGTAGACCTCGGTCGCCACCTATCGACTCCCCCTCTGCCTCACTCGCTCCAGGGCCTCTCGCTCGGCCTCCGCCTCAGCCTCCAGCTGGCAGAGCATGCTCGCCAGGTAGAAGGCCCGCCTGCCCAGCGGCATCGTCAGCACATCCTCGGGGCGCACATGGCATCGCTGGAGCAGCTGATGCAGCAGCGTCGCCATGCCCCCCGCGCGGATCAGTTTTTTGCCGTCTCCACGAGATCAGCGCCGTAGCCGCTGATCTCATCGATCTTGGCGACCACCGCCTCCTTCTCGCCGGCCCGCAGCACCTTGTCGATCAGGTCCGGCCCCGAGAGCACGTCGGCCTGCCGCTGAAGCTCCTTGTTGTCCCACAGCCGCGCCCGGTCCTCCTCCACCGTCGCCGTGTGGATCAGCAGGCTGTTCAGCCGGACGAGGTCCACCTCCGCCGGCATACGGAGCCCGCCGAACTGACGATCACGGCGGTACTTGGTCACCCGCTCGCGGCAGTCCATGTACTCCCGCTCGGAAAGCGGCCTCACCCTGAAGCGCAGCACCACCCGCCCATTGCGGGCGATCTGCACCTCCACCGCGTCCGCCTCTGGCCGCTCCGCTTCCAGCAGCAGCGCCCTCAGCATCTCGGTCTCATTGGCCAGGTACTCTTCCCGCTCTTCCATCGGCTACGCCCCCAACAGGCTCTGGAGCTCGGGCGGCTCGTTCACCCTGAAGCTCCAGGATCGGTTGATCACGTCTCCCGGCTTCACGTCCGCGATGTCGATGTCGCCGTCGGGCACGCAGGAACGGAATACGTACCGCCCGGTGGACCCATCGGGCCGCCTCAACACCCCCTGGAAGCCGAAGCTCGGCTGCTGCCCGGCTTTCAGGGCATCGGCCAGGATCCGCAGCAGCTTCGTGTCGCGGACGACCGTCTCGGTGAGGGTGAGGGTGACGCTGTAGGACTGCATGATCGCCAGCGACTGGGCCGAGCCCGCCGGCTGGTAGTCGCTGTTGGTCACGTTGTACCGGGCCTGCCAGGTGTTCACCTCGGCCAGGAACTCGCCGTCGTCGGAGTACAGCTCGCCGTCGAAGCCCCGCAGGACTAGACGGGGGTCAATCCGTGTACTTGCCATCTCATTCACCTCCTGCTAGGCCACTGGGCTGAAGCGGAATTGGAACGTTAGATATATCTTCTCGGCGCTATCCAGATCGTCTACACTCGCAACGAACCATACTGACTCGCCGCTGGGCGGGTTAGCAGGATCGAGTGAGATTGTTCCCGCACGAAGCGCCCCTTCAGCTATCATCTGGTTTACGACAGTCTGGGCCGCGGCCATGAGTGTGGCCTGGCCGTTGGCGTCGTTGTTCACCGCCCCCACCAGGGGGTCCCACGCGGCGACTATCCGCTCGATCAGGTTGTCCCGCGTCCGCACTCTCCTGATCTTCTTCCATCCAGCATCTTGATCGGCGGAGAGGCTCACCAGGGTGTTGATCCCGTACTCCACCTGCACCCGGCCGCGGGAGTTGGCGGTGAAGACGAGGCAGCCGGAGTTGATGGCCGTCTCCACGTCGGCGTTGGCCAGCGCCCCCACGATCCCCGTTGCCCCGGCCACGATGGCATGGGTGAGGGAGCTGGTCACGGGGGCCGAGGCGATCATGCCGGCAACCCGCGCGGCCGCCTTGTATCCCTCGCGGGTGGCACCATCTGAACCTGCGAATCCGTTGGCCACGTATACCACGGCCGGGTCGTTGAAAGCCTTGGCGTTGGCGCAGCGAGTGGCGAGGGCGACGCTGGTCGGCTCGCCCACCACCAGGACGCCGCGCTTGCCCTGGCTCCTCACACGGTCGATGTAGGTCTGCAACGTCGCGTGGATGGCAGTGTCTTCACTATCCGCGGCGAGTACGTTCCAACTCTCACTCTCCAGGGCCGTCAGGCCGTCCGAGTAGCTCTGGCCACTCACCGTGGGGTCGACACCCCCGGCCATGGGCACGTTGGCCACAGTGGCCAGTATCTTATTGCCGTCGGCCAGCTTCGTCGCCGTGATCCACGGGCTGCCCGAAGCGGCCACCGCCGCCACCAACGCCGCGGGTTCCCCGTCGCTGGCACTACCCTTGGCGAACTGGACCGTCTGCCTGAGAGTGGTGCCCTCGTAGATCAGCAACTCCCTAGTTCCCGCAGGGTCGCTGAGGGAGTCACGAATGGTCAGCGTAAAGCTGTTTCCCCGGACACCCTCGTACTTGGCGTCGATCTGCACCGCATCTACCGGCTCCGCGGTTGTGTCTTGGAGGGTCTTGGTTGCCTTCGCGGGGGTGCCGCCGCCGAGCCGATAGGCCAGCACCCGCCTGGCACCGCCTCTGAACGCCTCCTGTGCGACTGCTATGGTGCCCTCG